ATCCCTTGGATTATAAAAATTAATGGAGAAATAGTAGATAAATTAGACTTAACAAATGAGCATGTTATTATTGGATTAGAATCAAAATCCATAGGTGATAATATAGCATGGACCCCATATGCAGTAGAATTTGCTAAAAAACATAAATGTAAAATTAGTCTAGCTACTTTCTATAATTCATGGTTCAAAAACCTCCCAGCTTATAAAGATATTGAATTTATAGAACCAGGAACACAATTACCTTGTAAAACTATTTATAAAATAGGTTGGTTTAGAGATGAAAAAGAATTTTTTAATAATAAAGATGGTCATCCAAATCAAGTTAATTTAAACCCATTACAACAAACAGCTACTGATATTTTAGGTTTAGAATTTAAAGAATTAAATTATGGGTTGGATTTTCCAAAAAAAGAAAAATTAATTAAAGGTAAATATGTAGTTATAGGACCTGAATCAACAGCTGGTTGTAAAGAATGGCCTCGAGAAAATTGGGAAATTTTAATTAAATTATTAAATCAAATAGGATATCAAGTAGTAGTTTTAAGTAAAAATGAACTTCATTATCCCCAAGCAATTAGATATTGGAATCAATCTTTTGATATAATAGCTAATATTTTACACCACTCAACTTTATTTATAGGTTTAAGCTCAGGACTAGCTTGGTTTAATTGGTCTTTAGGTAAAAAAACTTTAATGTTAAACAATTTTACTTCTAAAGAACATGAATTTCAAACTAGAGTAACTAGGGTTCGTAATGAATCTGTATGTAATTCTTGTTGGGTTAATCCTAATTTTGTATTTGACGCAGGAGATTGGGACTGGTGCCCTATTTGGAAGGGGACCGATAAACAACATATTTGTCAAAAATCAATAACTCCGACCCAAGTATTCAATAAAATAAAACAACAAATAAATTTTAAATAACCTCTATAATATTTATCATCATGGAAAAAGTGTTTTTAACAAAAGAAGAGATAAAAACCATAACTGATTTACAAACAAAAGAAGAAAAGTTTATATCTCAACTCGGTACTTTAGAATATCAATTACAAATTTTGCTTAAACAAAAGAAGGAATTAAAGGATTCAATTGATCCTCTTCAAGTAGAAAAAGAAAAATTAGCTAAATCTTTACAAGATAAATATGGTGAAGGTTCTATTGATACTGGTACAGGAGAATTTATAAAACAAAATTAATTTTTAATACTTTTTCTAATATTTATAATCAAAATATTAATCTCCTAGGAAATGGCAGAAATTTTAGTATCCCCTGGCGTATTAGCAAATGAAAACGACCAGTCTTTCGTAACCCAACAACCCGTAACATTAGGTGCGGCACTTATAGGTCCAACAGTTAAAGGTCCAGTTGAAGATCCTGTGCTTGTAACTACCTTTAGTGACTACTCTAATCGTTTTGGTACTTCACTACAAAGTGGTAGTGGAACTTATACTCCCTTAACTACTCTAGCAGCTCAAAATTATTTTGCTAACGGAGGTACTTCACTTACAATAGCAAGAACAGTACCAAGTGCTTCAGTTTGGACTTTTGCTACAGCTAGTATATTAGCCTCTTCAGGGTCTGATGGTCAAATACATTCATTCACTCTAGAAGCTTTAGATAAAGGTGTAGAATTTAATAATTCTGGATCTCTATTAGCTAATGATGCTTTAGCTACAGGTTCAACAGAAAATATTAGATACGAAATAGCTACTAATAATACATCTTCAGGTTTATTCTCTCTAGTAATTAGACGAGGTGATGATACTCAAGTTAATAAAGTAGTATTAGAAACTTTCCCTAATCTTTCTTTAGATGAAACTCAACCGAATTACATTTCTGCAGTAATAGGTGACCAAACACGAAATTACAACGCAACAGAAAACTATATTGAAATCTCAGGTTCACATCCTAATAATTCAAGATACGTTAGAGTAAAATCAGTTCTTAAGCCTACCTATAATTTCTTTGATAATGCAGGTAATGCTCGTTCAATTTACACAGCATCTATACCAGCAGTAGGATCAGGTTCCGCTGGTGGTTCATTTACAGGTGGTGTAGGTAGTAATTTCCAAGCACAATCAGATATAGGAGCTAATAAGTATTATAATGATATTACTTCTACAAATTCTCAAGGTTTAGTAGGAGCGGATTATACTAATATGATTAGTTTACTAGCTAATCAAGATGACTTTAGCTTTAATGTTATAGCAACTCCAGGTATTTATTATGATGATTATTCATCTCAAGTAACTACTATTATTAATAATACTCAAGTAAGAGGAGACAGTATTTTTGTATTGGATCTAGTAGCTTGGGGTTCAACTATTACTAACGCAGTAAACCAAGCATCTAATTTAAATAGTTCATATGCTGCTACTTATTGGCCATGGGTTAGAATTAGAGATGCTTTTGCTAATAAAAATGTATGGGTACCAGCATCAACTATGATACCGGGAGTTTTCGCATATAACGACAGTGTAAGCGAGCCATGGTTTGCTCCAGCAGGTATCAACAGAGGAGGATTATCTACGGTAATTACCGCGGAAAGAAAAGTATCTTCAACTAATAGAGATACTTTATATGAAGGAAATATTAACCCAATTGCTACATTCCCTGGAACAGGAGTTGTAGTATACGGTCAGAAAACGCTACAAAGAAGAGCATCTGCTCTTGATCGCGTAAATGTTCGTAGATTGTTAATAGCACTTAAATCATTCATTTCTCAAATAGCATTAGGTTTAGTATTTGATCAAAATACTACTGCTACAAGAAATAATTTCTTAGCAGCAGTTAACCCATATTTGGAATCAGTACAACAAAGACAAGGTTTATTCGCGTTTAAAGTTGTAATGGATTCTAGTAACAACACTCCAGATGTAATTGATAGAAACCAATTAATTGGTCAAATCTACTTACAACCAACTAAGACAGCTGAATTCATTTACTTAGATTTCAACATCTTGCCTACAGGAGCTACGTTCCCAAGTTAAAAAACTAATTATTTGAATATTTATAATAAATAAACAACACAGCAATGCCAGTAATTGATCCAAACGAAATTTTCTTCACAGCCTTCGAACCGAAACAGGCTAATAGGTTTATCCTATATGTTGATGGTATCCCAAGCTTTATGATTAAAGGTCTATCAGGTATAGGGTTCGAACAGAACGAAATCACAATGAACCATATTAATGTTTACCGTAAGATTAAAGGTAGATTAGTTTGGAACGATGTCACTATGACTTTATTTGACCCAATTACCCCTTCAGGTGCTCAAGCAACTATGGAGTGGTTACGTCTACACCACGAATCAGTAACAGGTAGAGATGGTTACAGTGATTTCTATAAGAAAGATCTAACTGTAGATATTTTAGGACCTGTAGGTGATATTGTATCAGAATGGATTCTTAAAGGAGCATTTATTAAAAATGCTAACTTTGCAGATTTAAACTGGGACGAAGGTGAAACAGTACAAGAAATTAGCATGACAATAGGCATGGATTATTGTGTATTGAACTTCTAAAGTAAATTTAATTATTTTTAAAGAAAGCTTGGCTATGCCGAGCTTTTTTTTTACATTGATATATTATACTAATATAGATGATGTCTTACACCCTAGAAATAATTGCTGCAATTGATATGTTAATTGTTGTTTTATTTGCTGTTTTTCTTAAAATGGCTAGAGATACTAAAAACCAAAATGAAACTTTAAAACGTGAGTTAGAAGATTTTAAAAAAGACCATTTACATTCATTTACAACAATGTTAAATAAAATTGCTGAAAACGAAAGACAAATATCTGAAAAAGAAAAAAATATTATTTCTCAAACTAATTTACGGGTTAACCAATTAGAATCAAAAATTTACAAAGATTTTGATATGTACCGTCAACAAGGCCGCCAATATTAATAATTACTTATTGAAGAATTTATTCTTGCAATATTTATACATGAAAAAAAACAGTTTTAAATAAATAAAAATTTATGAGTTTTAACTTACCAACAGAAAAAATCGAATTACCTTCCAAAGGTTTATTATATCCTGAAGGCCACCCATTATCAGAAGGCACTATTGAAATAAAATATATGACCGCTAAGGAAGAAGATATTCTTACTAATCAAAATTATATTGCTGATGGTACCGTTTTAGATAAATTATTAAAATCACTAATTATAACAAAATTTAATTATGATGATTTAGTTATTGGGGATAAAAATGCTATTATGATTGCTGCTCGTATTTTAGGATATGGGGCTGAATATAAATTTAAATATAATGGAGCAGAAGAAACAATTGATTTATCTGTAATTGAAAATAAACCTTTAGATGAATCATTTTACACTAAAGGGAAAAACGAATTTACATTTGACCTTCCAGCTTCTGATAATACTATTACTTTTAAATTTCTTACTCATGGTGATGAAGTTAAAATATCTCAAGAATTAAATGGTATTAAAAAACTGAAAAAAAACGAATCTCCTGAATTAACAACTCGTTTAAAACATATGATTACCTCAATAAATGGGGATCCAGAAGGCAAAACTATTCGAGAGTTTGTTGATCAAGCTTTCCTAGCAAGAGACGCTAGAGCATTTAGAGAATTTATTCAAAAAATTCAACCCGACGTTGATTTAACTTTTTTTCCCTCTACTACAACCAAATCAGCAACTCTCCCAATTGGGATTAACTTTTTTTGGCCTGACGTCGACTTTAGCTAAAGAGTATAGAGTTAAATTTTTAACTCAAATTCACGAAATTTGTTTTTATGGTCAAGGAGGTTATTCTTGGCCCGTAGTTTATGATATGCCCCTTTGGTTAAGGAAATTTACATATGCTAAAATAAAAGAGCATTATGATAAACAGGCAGAAATAGCAAATAAACAAGTATCTAATCCTAATAAAACAGATGTTATAGGGAAAGATGGAAAAATAAACATTCCAACTTCAATGCAAAAAGCTATTAAAAAGTAATATTTATACCATATAGATAAATTATGGCCTTAGGTGACGATATAAAAGCTGCAAGAGAAGAATTAATTGCTTTAGACGGAGAAATTAAAGGAATTGGTCAGCGTATTCAAGATGGAGTTAAGTTCCAAATGGATGCTTTAAATGAATCCACTCAAAAAGTAGCACAAAGTTTTCAAAGAGATTTAGGAAATGCAATAACTCGTGCTAATAAAAATCTTAGTGAACAAGAAAAAATTCAAGAAAAAATTCTTAAAGGTCAAGATGCTAGTAGATCAATTGAGAAGGAAATAACTAAAACTCAAAAAGAACGAAGTACTGTTTTAAGAAAAATAGAAGGTCTTAAAAGAACAGGAGTAGCATTTAATGAAGAAGAAGTATTATTACTAACAGAAACTTTAAATGCACAAGAACAACAATTAGAAGCCCTTGCTGCTCTCAATGCAGAACAAATAGCTCAAAGGGGTCTTACAGGTAATATAGTTGAAAATGCTAAAGAATACCTAGTAAAGTTAGACCAATCAGGATTAGCAGCTAGGCTTTTTAATGGTGAATTATCTAAAAGCCAACAAGTATCATTAGGACTTCAAGCTGTTTTAGTAGGATTTGTAGCAGCTATAGTTGAAGCTACTAATAGAACAATCCGTTTTCAACAAGAATTAGGAGTTAGTTTTCAAACTGCACAAGAATTACAAAAATCATTAGCAGTATCTGCTCGAGAATCAGGATTATTATTTGTAAATGCTTCAGAATTAAATAAAGCATTCCTCCAATTAGCAGAATCTACAGGTATTGTTTCGGATTTTGGTGGTCAAACTCTAATATCAGTAACTTCTTTAACTAAGCAATTAGGTTTAGGAGTAAATGAAGCAACTAATTTAGCTCTTTTAGCAAGAACTCAAAATGAAAATACAGAAGATGTATTAAGTAATACTGTAGATACTGTAAGTGCTTTTAATAAGCAAAATGGTCTTGCTCTTAATTCAAAAAGTATTTTTAATGATATAGCAAATGCTTCTAAAGCTATCCAAGTATCTTTAGGTAGTAATCCACAGGCATTAGCTGAAGCAGCATCCGCAGCTAAAGCATTAGGATTATCTTTAAACCAAGTTGATCAAATAGCAGGTTCACTTCTTAATTTTGAAGAAAGTATAGGATCCCAAATTCAATTTGAAATCCTCTCAGGTAAACAACTTAATTTTGAAAAAGCAAGAACTTTAGCTTTAAATAATGATATAGCAGGTTTATCAGAAGAAATTAAAAATAATGCTGAACTTACAGAAGTTTTTGCTTCAGGTAATAGAATTCAACAAGAAGCAGCTGCTAAAGCTTTAGGTATGGGCCGAGAAGAAATGGCTGCTATGGTTCAACAGCAACAATTCCAAGCTTTAGCACAAGATGAATTTATTGCTAAATTTGGAGAACAATCATACGAAGCTCAACAACAATTAAATACTCAACAAAAGTTTGAGGAATCAATGATGAAAGTAAAAGAGCTTGTTGTAGAATTAGGTATAAAATTTGCACCCATTGTAGAATCAATTGCTGCATTTGTTGGTAAATTAGCATCATCCAAAGGTGCATTACAAGGATTACTTGTAGCAGCTGGAGCTCTTGCTACTTTTAGTGTTGTTGCTGCTATTGCAAGAATAGCAGCTTCTTTTGCTGCAATCCCATTAGGAGTAGGTATCCCTTTAGGTTTTGCTGCTATAGCAGGATTAATGGCTTCAATCTCAGCAGCTAAACAAGCAACCTCTTCAGTAGAAGATGGTATTGCAGATTCAGCTCGTGGTCCTTTTACTATTACCGATTCATATGGTAAAATGGCTATGACAGCACAAGGTGATAGTTTAGCAGTATCTCCTAATATTACCCAAGGAGGTAGTAGTGGTGAGGGAAGAATGATAGCTTTACTTGAACAATTAGTTAATAGAACAGGTGATGTTATGTTAGATGGTCAAAAAGTAGGTAACGTATTATCATCTAGTTATCGCATCATGTCAAATTAACTTTAACTTTCAATATTTATAATAAACAACAATAAAAAACTAATAATTATGGCTGATTCACTCGAACAAATGTTTGATAAAAATGGCTCACCTTTAGCAGTCCCAGTTTCACCAGCAAATGGTGTTACTCCGGATAGTGTAAGTATTGTAGGTAACTCTTTACTTCATAATGAATATTCTAATATCGGGAATCCTGATAAGAGTAATCCTGCTTATACTAATTTTGGAGCAGGTGCTATGGGATATTCAACCCCACCTACTTCTCAACAAGGTTTAGCCAGCGAACAACATCAAAAACCAGTAAATAGATACGAAAATAATCTTCCTCCTGGAGCATCATTTTAATATCTATATATGCCTTCTCTTTTAGATCTTACAACAGACCTAAAATCTTTACGCTTTGGTAGAGATAAACAAGGTGGTGGAAGCAGTAACCAACCCTATATAGTTACCCCTATACCAGAAGGTGATACTACTGGGGCAAGTGAGCTGTATGGGGATTTTCTTTTAAGAGGAGGA